GTTTTTTGCTAGTAAATAATTTTTTATTCAGGAACGGGGGGCTAACGCCCCCTTTTCTTGCTTAAACTTAGAGAATAAGTTATGCCAATCAAGAGCAACAAATTAATTCATAAAAAGACAACTACTATTTCTAACGTTAATAATGAACTAACCAAGAAAGAAATCCAGTTTCTTTTAGATAAAATGAAAACAGCTCAATTTACAGGAGCTGAATTTGAACAGTTTTACTCTATCTTCACAAAACTGTCTAAACAGTTAAAAAAGTAATAATACTTTCCTCTTATACTACCTATTTATATTAAACTAATTATTGGCCCGTAAGGGAAGTGGACTGAATAGTCAGTAGCCAACCGTAAATAGACAAGATATGCCAAACTGGAAAAAAGTAATTACCTCAGGGAGTACTGCGGTACTAAACGAAATAACATCTTCAGGAGGAATATATTCTGCTCAGGATATATACTCAAGAGAATCAAAATTAGGAAGAGATACCTATTTAGAGAGACTAGTTACCTTAGGTACAGAACCATCACTAGACTCGACTGCTAATACAAGCATAGACTTTTTAACAAGAAATAGTACTTCTGGTCAGATAGAGCGTCATTCTTTAGGTTCAAACGCATTTAATTCAACGGCGTTTACTACTTGTACTGGTACTGTAACTGGCACAGGTGTAAATAATCAAGTAACTACTTGGAACGGTACTACTAGTTTAGATGGTTCATCTAATTTTACATATGATGGTACTACCCTAGATTTAACATACACAGGTACAGGCGATCTATTAAGATTAACTTCTACAGATGCAGGTGCATCATCAGCCCCAGATTTAACTTTCTGTAGAAATTCAGCTTCCCCAGCGGATAATGATACTTTAGGAACAGCTCAATTTTGGGGCAAAAGCACAGCTGCAAATAAATTATATGCTGCCATTTACGGTAGAATAGCTTGTGCTACTTCAGGACAAACTAAAGGTAATATTTCATTTAAACAAGAATGTGATAACGTATTTATAGATACTGCAAACTTCTCCCCACACGGTTTGTATGTTCTACCACCTTCATTTAATTCAATGACCACACCAGGTATAGGCTTAACAGTAACTGGTGGTATATCAGGTAGTACAAATATACAAATAGGTTCAGGACATAATATCCAATATGATGATTTTTCTTCAATAGCAGGAGGCCGTGATAGCGAAATATGCTCAAGTACTAATGCTTTTATTGGAGGCGGTAGGTATAACAGTATACATGGCTCAGGAGGATATACAGTTATAGGAGGAGGGTATAATAACTGTATAGTTTCTTCAACTAATCAGGGGCATGTTATAGCTGGAGGTTCTTGCAATATTTCTTATAACGGCGGTACCGATGGTGGACATACAATTGTTGTAGGAGGGTGTAAAAACTGTGCTAACGGTAATTTTGCTACTATAGTAGGCGGTATGCTAAACACAGGCTCAGGAGCATGTAGTTTTATAGGAGGTGGTTGTAGTAATAATATAACCCTAAGCTCATGTTTTAGTGGTATTGTAACAGGTGAAGATAACTATATAAGTTCTCTCCACAACTTTATAGGTGGAGGTAAAAATAACTGTTTAATACTCCCTTCTAGTAGTATAGCAGGTGGTTTTAATAACTCTAGTGCAGACAAATCCAATGTACATATTTTAGGTTCTGATATAACAGCAGATAAATCTAACTATACTTTTGTAAATAATTTAGATGTAGAAACTAATACAATTAGCTCTACTCTATCTCTTACAGGTCTAGCCAATCAAGCATCAGCATCAACTGCTGTAATGATAAATGGTTCAAATGTAGTTGGAACTAGAGAATTAGGTTCAAATGCATTTAATTCAACAGCGTTTACTACATGTACTGGTACTTCTAACTTAACATTAGGTACAACATCTACTACAGCATTGGCAGGTAACACGAAAGTGGATGATGTTTCTATTACTAATTTAAAAATACGTTTAGCAGGTGGTTTTGGATCAAACGCAGTTCAAATTGGTGATTCAACCGATACAGTAACTATACCTGGTGATTTAGTTGTAACAGGAACAACAACAACTAATAATGTAGAAACTGTATCGACATCAAATGGTGTTGTATTCGAAGGAAATGCCGCAGATGCATACGAAGGTACTTTATTAGCAGGACTATTAACTGGAGATAGAACATATACTTTACCTGATCAAACTGGTACAATTGCTATAAGTTCTGATATACCAAATAATAACAATCAAATAGCTAACGGATGTGGGTATATAACAGATGGTAATACCAATTGGGATAACACTTACGGATTTACTACTTGTACCGGTACATTAACTGGTAACGGTACATCTACATATATTCCATTCTATAACGGAACTACATCATTTGGTAATACCAACAAATTAATTTGGGATGGTACGAAATTGGTGACTGCTGCGCTGAATATAGCCTTACAACCCGCACAAAATTCAGAAGCAACTTCATTAATGATTAACAGTAGTGGAGATGTTGGAACTAGAGAATTAGGTTCAAATGCATTTAATTCAACGGCGTTTACTACTTGTACTGGTACAGTTACAATGTCCGGTGGAGTTAATAATAGGATACTAACTGCTGGTGGGACAACTAGTATTATAGGAGAATCAGGATTAACTTACGACGGTCAGTCTTTCTGTGTAGATTCACTAGGAAACTACTTTCTCGCAGATCGTAGTCAATTTGGATGCAATAATGCTGGTTTAGGGAAAATCGATATCAGTGATGATAACTTCGGCGGGGAGTTAGGGATAATGACTGATGATGATGAAACAATAGCTGTTAAAGTTGCTTCATGTACCTTTGAATATGGAGGTACAGAACCATTTGATTCTGCTATTTGTGTGGTAGCTAATTATAAAAATGTATTCCTTAACAAAACATCTGGTAATTCAACATTCGGTTCATGTAACATAGTCGGAGGTAATTTAAACTATATAAACGGTAACCAAAGTATAGTCGCATCTGGTAATTGTAACTGCATCTCCACCGGTGGTGGTTACTACAATACAATTGTAGGAGGTACTTTAAACTGCGTGAAAGGAAACGGTTCTATGTGTAGTGCAAACTTTATAGGAGGAGGTTGTTACAATAAAATGGAATTCGGAACTATTCAAACAATTGTAGGAGGATATGAAAACAAGATATTAGATACAGCTTGCAATTACCCTAAAAGTGAGTCAAGATCTGCCTATGCAATAATAGGAGCAGGTTGTCGAAATCAAATAGATGGAGCCTGCTTCGCATTTATAGGCTCAGGTGGATCTAACTGTATCTTAGTGTCTAATTCCGGTACCATAGCAGGAGGATGTAGTAATAGTATATTATGTCAAAACTTGAGTTCAATCCTGGGAGGTAATGCTAACCAAATTAAAAATTCTACTGCTGGAAATTACCATACCATAGGTGGTGGAAATAGTAATGTAATATGCGGATATATTAGCAATACAATAGCAGGAGGATCTACTAACGTTATAAATACTTGTAGCTATGGTTCCCAGAACACAATAGGAGGTGGTATCCAAAACTGTATATGCGGAAGCAATTGCAGTGGCGCTACAATTGCAGGTGGATGTTGTAACAGAATATGCAATGCCTTGGCTAGTACTATAGGTGGCGGAAAATGTAATTTAATTAAAGATCAAGCACTTGCTTTTGTCGGTGGAGGATTTTGTAATCGTGCCACCGGATATGCTTCTTCCATAATAGGAGGTGAGTACAACAATGTTTGCCTTAATTCTAATTATTCCTCTATTCTAGGAGGCTGTATGAACAATATATGTCACTCAGATTATGCTTCAACAGTCGGGCGAGGCAACTGTGTTAAACACGACTATTCTCACGCTATAGGGTGTTGTTTAGCTTCTACTACAACAAAAACTACTTACATGAACAATGCCACAGTAGCATGTCATTTACAAGTAGGGGGTACTACAACACTTAATACAACAACCGGTAGAATTGATGCGACAAACGATGTTGTAGCATTTGCTACTTCCGATAGAAGATTAAAAGAAAATATTCAACCTATTGAAAATGCTTTATGTAAAGTAATAGGAGTATCAGGTAATACATTTGACTGGAAATCTTTATCAAAAGAAGAAATACAAACAATACATGGTAATACAGGTAGAGATGTAGGTGTTATAGCCCAAGAAATAGAATCAATATTACCAGAAGCTGTTACTACAAGAGATAATGGATATAAAGCTGTTAACTATGAAAAAATTGTTCCTTTATTAATTGAAGCAATTAAAGAACAGCAAAAACAAATCGACGAACTTAAATCTAAAGTATAATGGCTCTACCCTCTGCAGGAAATCCGCTTAGTTTTAGCCAAATTAGAACAGAACTAAGTGCCGCGAGTACAAACGTATCTTTACGTAGTATGAGCAGTACAGCTGGGAAATCAACACCAGATGCTGTATCCGAATTTTACGGGTACTCAAGTATCCCTTTAGGATTATCCTCAGCTTTATATACACAAAATTTATCATCAACTACCTCTTGGGATATATTCCAAGGTGATGGTGAAATTTCTACGTTGAGTGATTACGATGGTAAAAACGGTAGATTAGTAATACAGTATACTAACGGTACAGCGAGTACTTCTTACCGAGGAGATTTTCAAATCGGTGCAACAATATATTTAGGTAATACTACTTATGATTTATCTCAAAGTAGAACAGGATGGCAGACAACAACAACAAATACCAGTACATATAGTGGAGCAAGCTGGACTTCGTTAGGAACAGGTACAAGTGGGGGTAGGTGGAATGTAACTAATAGTATTCCTCCATCTTCAGGAACAGGTACATCAGTAGATACAACAGTTGAATCAACTGGTTATCATGTATATGCAGAAACTAGTGGAGGAAGTATGTTGGGCTATAACTTCTGGTTACGAAGCCCAATCACAGCATTAGTTGATACTTTAGAATTTAGTTTTGTTTCTTACGGTAGTAACGTAGGAACATTTAAAGTATACCTCGACGTAACATCATAATATTTATAAAATATGGAATTTAACTGGCACATAAATAACTTAACTAGAAACGCATCTGACGGATTAGTATACGATGTAGAATACACATATGATACTATCGTTAGTGGATCTGTAGCTCGAAAATGGGGCATCATAGAAATATCAGGGACCGCATCTGAAGACGGGTTTATACCTTTCGAAGATTTAACTCAAGATATAGTTTTAGGGTGGATAACAGGGAGTTTTGATATTCCTTCTATCCAAACAGAATTATCATCTTCTATTAATAAATTAATAACAAGTCAATCAATTCAAGAAACTCCTTTTTAATGTTATTTTTATCTATTTATATTATATAGAAAAAAATTACTCTAAAAGTTGTTTATTAAAAAGAAAAGTATTATATTATAATTATGAAAAAGAACACACCAAACTTTATAATAGTAGGAGCAATGAAAGGTAGCACCTCTGCTGCTGCTATAAATTTAAATTTACACGAAGATGTATTCTGTGTAACGCCTTACTGGAAGGAAAAAGTAAACGCACATTATAATTATAAACCTTCTGACTTTGTAGGAGGCTTAAGTGAAGAGACTAATAAAGAAATGGACTTTTTTAATAAAGAACATAATTTTAATTTAGGTAGAGATTTATACGAGTCTTATTTTCCAAGACCAACCAAAGCAATAGGAGAAGCATCACCAAATTATTTCTACCTACATGAAAAAGGTCAAGAAAGCACAGCTAAAAACATGGCATTAACTTTAGGAACACCTAAGATTATAGTTATACTTAGAGATCCTATCACTAGAAGTTTTAGCCATTGGAATCATATACAAAGACCAAATTCGAATTTTGCATTGAGATTTAAAGGAAAGTCCTTCAACGAAAGTACAGAACAGGTTTCTAACGATAAAGCTAAAAACTCTATTCTACTTAGAAGTAAATACGTAGAAAACTTAAAGAAATATAGAGCAACTTTTGGATCGGAAAACGTATATGTAGCTATACAGGAAGAAATCAAAGCTAATCCTGCAGTTGAATATAATAAAATGTTTAGCTTTTTAGGAGTAGATGAGTTAGCACTTGATAAAGAATATAGAGATATACATTCTGCATCTTACGACACAACTATCGATACAGCTTCTGAACAATTTTTAAAGGCTTATTTTAAAGATAGTGTTAATGAACTCAAAGCACTTTATCCTGATCTAGACTACTCTAAGTGGAATACGTACTAGTAGTACAGTAAAAAAAGTTTATTGAAAAATTAGTTATGAATATAGATATATACGCAGTTACTGTGTGTGTAAACTACGCACATTTATTTAAGTATTGTATAGCAAATAATCGTTTTTTTAAACGTTGGGTTATAGTTACTACCGAGCAAGATACTGAAACTATAAAACTGTGTGAAGATAATAACCTAGAGTATATATTTTCTGAAAAGCTTTATAACCGTCAATTTTCAAAAGGTGAAGCCATTAACGAAGCATTTGATTTATTAGGGTACACTAACGATTGGTATCTGCATATTGACGCAGACGTACTACTACCGGATAACTTTAGTGATGCTTTCCCTGTTGATGAAGAGACTAATAGAATAAAAATTAGAGGGTTAAGAAAATTGAAATGTGTTGAAACAGAACACATGGAAAGAACAGGTTATTACCGTTTATATGAAGAGTATTTAGACGAACCCTTCTCAGCATTAAACCTATACACGATGGGAAGAGTCAACGTCAACGAAGAAGAGGATTTTGACCCATTCATACCACAGCAATATTTTAGTAAAACAGACGAAATCGTACAGAAGTTTAAAGGGTATGGTTATTTTCAACTATTTCATTTGCCATCTCTATTAAATGTATACCCCGATTTACACCACCTATACCCTTCTATGTCTAAAAATGCAGGCCACGATGATTGGATATTTTCTAAAATATTCTACCAGGTTATATGTTTAGATAGCTACTGTGTGCATCTATCACCTGAAAATGAAAACTGGGATGGAATTTAATACAGCAAGTAAGATGAAGTTATGTGTAGTCACAAATTATGAAAATAAAGGGTTAATAAACGAAACTAATATTTTTACTAGTATCTATAAAGCTATAGGTATAACTGAAGCAGATACGTTTAGCTTTAGGGACGTAAATGCTCAGTATACTATTAATAAGAATTACTCGCATTTAATTATTAGCTTTGATTACAAAGTTAGTAGTGTAGGGCTGTATCATGAGTTTCTAAGGGAAGTCACGATTCCTAAAATATTTATTATAGACACAATACCAGAAGTTCATAGAAAATTAAATCTTGAATGTCTAGAGAAATTTGCACCTTCTTTTTCGGAAGGATTTGTAGCTCTATCTAATGATAAGCAGAATACCCTATACTATAAACATTCTGATGCATTTGTATTCTTTAGTAAGAGAGATAAGGAACTATTTGAAGATTATTATAAAGTTCCCGATGGAATTAAAAAAGTAGTTATACCACCGCCTCTAGGTAGTGAGAAAAGTTTAAAAGTAAATTTAGACAACGTTACTAAAGGTACAAATTTTACTTTCAATGGAGTACCGTCATATGCTAATGGAATTCATATATCTGCAAATACAATATGGAAGAATGAAAATTTAAGTTTAGACTATTACGGTATTCACGGAAGAACGGATTTTCTTAATCAATTTCTTATTAACAACGTTACACAGACTATACCAAAATTTACTTTTAAAGCAAGACTACGTTCAGAAAATAAGTATTTCAAGAAATATTCTGCATATCTATATACCCCAGTATACGATACCTTCGATTACTATACATTTAAGAGTCTATTAAACGGATTAGTACCTATAATAGGAAGAGACTCCGCTGCATTAGAGTATTTAAAGAATTATCCATATGTTATCTCTAATCAACCTGAACAAATAGAATATACCTTAGATATTTTTCATAAAACAAAACTAGATATACTGAAAAGACTACTTACAGACCAAGAAAGTAACTTAAAGGAGTTAAGTAATGAAAATATATACTCTAAGTATGAGAATCTAATTAGAGAGTTATAATATGAGTTTAAAAAATAGTACTTTAGGATTTGATAAAATATACGTTATAAATTTAAAACGTAGAAAAGATAGAAGAGATATATTAATTAAGGAAAATCCTGAAATTGATTTTACTTTTATTGAAGCTGTAGACGGTAAGGAAATAACAACAGTAGAATTACAAAAACAAGGTCTAGTAGGGAGTTCGTTTTTTGATCCAACTGGTATGCTGACTACAGGTATCTTCGCTTGCGCATTATCACATAAAAAAGCTTGGGATCAAGCATTAAAGGATGGAGTTGAAAATGCACTTTTTCTAGAAGACGATATTTTCTTTGTAACTCCCTTTATAGAGAATAGCAAGCTAACACCTATATACAAGGAAATACTAAAAGAACAGAACGATATCGACTGGGATATAGTACAGTACGGGAAAAAAACTGAACAATCACATGGAATAATACTATCTAAAAATTTTGTAATTCCTAGATACAGGACTAATTTTAACGGTGCACATTGCTACGGAGTTACAAAGCAAATGATTAAGACTCTTTCTGATAACTGTATACCGGTTAAGTATGCTGCAGATGTATATATAGAAACTTTCTACAATACTCATAATATAATTAACCTTTCTAACAGTCTAGTAAGACAAAAATCAGATATTGCAGATGCTGCAAATGCAGATTCTGATACATACTATAACGATTATAGAGAAAGCGGCGGTAAGATAGGTATTTCTTTTGATAGTGAAGGAAATGTAATAAATAAGAGCATAGCTCAGTACATTAAACACCCAAAAGATATTATTGATCAGCATGTTGAAATAGTATTAGAGAAGTATAATTTCGGACGACAAAAATTTAACAGAGATAGCTTCTTCGGTCTATCAGATCTACTAAAGCATATAGGTAATTTTACAGATGAAAATTCTAAAATGATTGAAATAAACAGTCATACCGGAGAGTCAACTTTTTTCTTCGGATGTAGCGGTCTGTTTAAAAACATATACACTGTCGATTCGTATGTAGGTGAAGACGAGTTTAATATTAAGAATAATTTAAGTTGGGAAGATATTAAAATTGCCTATAGCAACAATACAAGTAGTTTTAATAATGTCAACCACCTTACAAATCTTCCGGAAGAAATTATAGATAGCTTCTCAGATATATTCTTTACCTATATTAATAATAGAAAAAGACAAGATGTTAAAAAATTAATTGAATCAATTCTCCCTGCAATGAATAAAGAAGGCTTTATAGGAGGATATGGTCCTACTAATATAGTACCAACCAAAACTTTTTGTGATGGGAGCTGGTTAATTAAGGTAGGAGATATAGTTGTATAATTCAAAAATAATTCTTATATTGATAATATGATATACTGGTTAACTGGCCAACCATGTGCTGGCAAAACAATTTTAGGAGATTTATTGCAAGAGCGTTACACACCTAATGCCTTTAGAATAGATGGAGATGATATGAGAGAATTATTCTCTAATAAAGACTACTCTATTAAAGGTAGAGTTGAAAATGTAGGTACAGCTCAACGTATTGCTCACTATCTACACAATCAAGGAAATGATGTTATAGTTTCTTTAGTAGCACCTTATTTGGATCAAAGAGAAGATTTCAAAACCCTTTTAGGTGATAATATTAAAGAAATATATGTTCACACAACAGAAGCAAGAGAACGTGACCATTGGAAAGCAATTGCGTATATTGCCCCTCAAGGTAATTTTATTGATATAGATACTACAGACGATACACCTGAAGAATCTTTACAAAAGATAATCAATAATTTACCTAAAAAATACCCTGAAGGGTCTTTACTAAATGAATTACCACCTTCAGATTATCAATTAGATAACTAATATGGAGAAAAAAAATACATACTTTTGTGATATAGATGGTACTATATTCAAATACCGTAAATTTGAAACATATGAGACAACAAAAGCTGAAGGAATAAAATCTACTATAGAATATTTAGACAAAGCTTCAGTTGAAGGTCATATGATAATTTTAACTACAGCTCGTCCTGAATACCTTAGGATGCATACTGAAATAGAATTATATGAAAATGAAGTACCGTACCATAGGTTAATTATGGGTATTGAAAGGGGCCCTCGTTATTTAATCAATGATATGGATCCAAAGAAACCTGGAGAACGGGCTATTGCAATAAATTTAGAAAGAGATAAAGGTATATGAAAAAGTATTTAGCACAAGCAGCATTCCAGTCCTCATTCAATGAGAATAAATACTCAATGTATATTGGAAGATGGCAACCTTGGCATGCAGGTCATAGATGGCTTATTGATCAAAGATTAGAAGAAGGTAAGAACGTATGGATAGCCATTAGAGAGATACCACCAGACGAAAAAAACCCTTGGACTGCTGAGGAGGTATTAACTAACTTAGAACGTGAATTAAAAGATTTGATAGAGCAAGGTAGAGTAAAATGTACTATCGTACCGGATATTGAATCAATCAATATAGGAAGAGGAGTAGGATATGACGTTATAGAACATTGCCCACCTGAAGAAGTAAAAAATATATCTGCTACTAAGATTAGAGAACAAATGAAAAAAGATGGCAAGTTATAAAGAAACAATAGTTAAGACTTTAATTTGGAGAGTTATAGCTACATCGATAACTATACTTACTGGCTGGATAGTAAGCGGTAATTGGAAATTCGGGTTAGCTATTGGGAGCATAGATACTGTCATAAAAACAGTAGGCTACTTTTCATTTGAAAGACTATGGGTAAAATCAACTAAATTAAAAAAATAGCATATTTATAATAAATTAAAACACACTTACAATGACACACACTTGGAAAATATACGATCTTGAAAGACTCAAAGCAGATGGAGTAGTTACTAAAGTAACTTACGGATGCGAATCAAACGACGGTGATTTCTCTGCTAGAAAAATAGGAGAATTTACACTAACAGGTGCAGCATCTGACGATGGATTTATTGCTTATGATGACTTATCAGAGGGTAATGTACTAGGTTGGGTAGACTCAAATGTTGATAAAGCAGCAATTGAAGCTGAATTGGTAGAATCTATCAACAACAATAAGCTACTTATAGCAGCTGAAACTACAGCAACCGGTACACCTTGGTAGTAAAGAGTTAAAATTAGTTATAATTAAATAAGTTTTATGAATATCATATTTCAAATAGACGGCGGTCTAGGCAAAAGCATTATGGCTACGGCAGTAGTTAAAGTGATAAGAAAACGCTATAAAAACGCACATATAGTAGTAGTATCTGCTTACCCTGATGTCTTTCTTAATAATCCACTTATTAATGAATGTTACAGAATAGAGCAGATGAATGGTGCGTACTTAAAGTATGTAAAAGATCAAGACTGTAAGCTTTTTGTAGAAGACCCGTACCGTAATACTTCATTTTTAACTGAAAAAGAACACCTCTTAAAGACGTGGTGTAGGATCTACGGACTTACTTATAATTTCGAACAGCCTCAAATCTACTTAACAGAACCTGAAAAGGAATATTATTCTCCATTCTATAAAACAGATAAACCAGTAATGGTTATTCAGCCAAATGGTGGTCCACAACAACAAGGATATAAATACGCCTGGACTAGAGATATTCCACAAATAACAGTAAACAGCCTAGTACAGCATTATAAGAATGATTATTCAATTGTTCATATAAAAAGAAAGGATCAGTATGAATATCCTGATACATTAGCAGCTATGGATGGTTATAGAAGTATAGCTATATTAATAGGGTTATCTAAGAAACGTGTACTTATGGACTCATTTGGGCAACACCTTGCAGCAGCAATGAACAAAAAGTCTACTGTATGCTGGGTAACTACAAAACCAAAAGTATTTGGGTATAAACTTCATGATAACATACAGGCAAACCCCTTTACTAAAGAACCTAATATTAAAAACGCTATATATCAGCCTTTTGGACTATCAGAAGATATATCAAGTATACCTTATAATGGACTAGAAGAAATTTTCGACATCAATAAAATAGTTAAGTCTATTAATAATCAGTAATAATTAAATTAATAGTTGCTTAAATAAAATTAAATTCTTATATTATATTAATAAATAAAAATAAAAATGGCTACAACTAAATTAACCCAAGAAGAAATAGATAATATTGCTAACATTAGTAAGGATAACCAGGTACTGAGACAGGAACTAGGGAAACTAGGTTTAGACAAAATCGAACTCGAATCTAGGGAGACAAACTTAAAAGCATTCTTAGCTAACATTCGCGAAAGAGAAGCTGAATTAAATAAAGCTCTAACAGATAAATACGGAGCTGGGACTGTTGACCTCCAGACAGGTGAAATAACAACACAGGACGAACAGCCTGCAGAAGATACAGTAGTTAAAACTCAACCAATCGAAGATACTGATGAAGATAATTAAACTTACCTCAGAGGAAGTTGAAACTTTACAGAAACTCAAATCACATAACGAATCTATAGTTAAAGAGTTTGGGTCAATACATCTTGCTAAGCTTAATTTGAAAAGTAGAGAGGAACGAGCAGAAACATTCCTAACTAATGTAAGAACCACAGAAGTTGATATTGCAAAGATGTTAGAAGACAAGTACGGCAAAGGTACTGTAAACCTTTCAACAGGTGAATTTAACTCAACAGCATCTTAATATTCTCAGTAGACTGTTTTCGGTCTTTTATTCCTATTTATTATCGTTAAGAGGAACACTTAATTAAAAATAAGGTTTCGAATTATTAACGATATTTATTATAGAACGAATAATCTAATATAAGATACGATGGCAGAATCATTAATCTCACCAGGGGTACTATCACGCGAGCAGGATAGATCTTTTATTGCACCAGCCCCACTAGAAGCAGGTGCAGCTTTCGTTGGCCCAACAGTAATGGGACCAACATTCGAACCTACAGTTGTTACTTCTTACGGAGACTACCAAAGAACATTTGGAACAACTTTTTCATCAGGTTCTGAAACATACGAATTTTTAACTTCGATTGCAGTTAAATCCTACTTCGAGCAAGGAGGAAACACAGCTCTTATTACAAGAGTTGTTTCTGGTTCTTTTACAGGAGCTACGAGCACTACAATTGGCGCAGCAGATGGAGGAGATAAACCTTTCACTCTACAGACTTTAGGTAAAGGAGAGCTCTTTAATACTTCTACTGGAGCTGGTGACCCAGGAGCAGAAAATAGCGATGGTTCATTAAAGTTAGGTTCCGATGATAACATTAGATGGGAAATCCAAAATGTTGACCAAGCAACAGGAACATTCTCTTTAATTATCAGAAGAGGTGATGACAGCACAAAATCAAAAACTATATTAGAATCTTTTAACGATTTAAGTTTAGACCCTAACAGTGAAGGGTATATTGCTAGCGTTATTGGTGATCAGTACAAGAGTATTGGAGACGACGGAGATGGCGCATTCTTAAGTACTAACGGTCGTTACGTTAACAGATCACGTTACGTAAGAGTAGCAAGTGTTGATAGAAGAACTATTAATTACTTAGCAAACGACGGTATCAATATTAGAGAAGCATCTTACACAGGTTCTTTACCAGCTGCTAGTTCTGGTTCATTCCACGGCGCAACAGGTACTAACTATCAGCATGATGAAGTAAATTTACATTTCGAAGATATTTCAGCAACAAACACACAAGGTTTAGTAGCTGAAAATTATGAATCTGCATTCAGCTTACTAACTAACCAAGACGAATACTTATTCAATATTATATCTGCACCAGGTCTTATCTACAGCTACGGTGAGCACAAGACTCAATTAGATTCTATGATTTCTCTAGCACAAGACAGAGGAGATGCTATCGCAGTAGTAGATTTATCACCATATGGAACAACAGTAGCACAAGCAGCAGGACATGCAGCAGTAGTAAATAACTCTTATGCAGCATCTTACTGGCCTTGGGTACAAGTTGGTAGTTCAACAGGTAAATTAGAATTCGCTCCAGCATCAGTAGTAATACCAGGTGTATATGCCTTCACAGATAGCGCAGCAGCACCATGGTTTGCACCAGCAGGTTTAACTAGAGGAGGTATTCCTAACGTTATCCAAGCAGAAAGAAAATTAACTAGAGCTCATAGAGATACTCTTTATGCTGCAAACGTTAACCCAATAGCTACATTCCCAGGATCTGGTATTTCAGTATTCGGTCAGAAGACATTACAGAAGAAGAAATCAGCTCTTGATCGTGTAAACGTAAGAAGATTATTGATCGCACTTAAGAAGTTCTTAGGAGATCAAGCTAAGTCATTAGTATTCGAACAAAATACTATTGCAACTAGAAACACTTTCTTAGCAAACGTTAACCCATATTTACAATCAGTAGTTGAAAGACAAGGTCTTTATGCATTCCGAGTAATAATGGATGATTCTAACAACACAGCAGACGTTATTGATAGAAACCAATTAGTAGGTCAAATCTTTATCCAACCAGCTAAAACAGCAGAATTCATTACTTTAGACTTCGTAATCCAACCAACTGGAGCTACATTGGGAGAATAATTTTAAAATAAGATATTTATATTTAAACAACAAATAAAATGGCAGTATTAGATCCTAACGAAATAATGTTCAGAGCTTTCGAACCGAAAGTACAAAACAGATTTATCATGTATATTGATGCGATCCCATCATTCATGATAAAAAACGTCAAAGCTCCTACTTTTACAGATAATGTAGTAAAGCTTGACCATATCAATTCATACAGAAAAATTAGAGGTAAAAGAGAATGGGCAGAGATGTCTATGACACTTTACGATCCGATCACTCCAAGTGGAGCACAAGCTGTTATGGAATGGGCAAGACTAGGGTACGAATCAGTAACCGGTAGAGCAGGATATTCTGACTTCTATAAGAAAGATTTAACACTTAACGTATTAGGACCAGTAGGTGACGTAATCGGAGAGTGGATAATCAAAGGAGCATTCGTAACAAACGGAGACTTCGGCCAGTATGATTGGTCATCAGACGCAGTTGTTGATTTAGCAATCTCAATCAACATGGATTACTGCATCTTAAATTACTAGGATACAATACATTTATTTATAGAAGAGCCTGCATTAGCAGGCTTTTTTTTTGTTTAGAAGTTGGTTCCAAAAGTATTTCTTCGTATATTTATATATAAACTAGTTTACAATTAATAAAATTTATGGAACCAAAATTTAAAATTCCTACCGAAACGGTAGACCTACCATCGAAAGGGCACTATTACCCTGAAGGACATCCACTTAAAGAAGGCAAAGTCGAAATGAAATATATGACTGCCAAAGAAGAAGATATCCTAACTAACCAGAATTATATAACTAAAGGAATAGTAATTGACAAATTACTTCAATCTCTTATTGTTACTGATTTTCCTTATAACGATTTATTAATCGGGGATAAGAATGCAATTATGGTTGCAGCACGTATCTTATCTTACGGTAAAGATTACGATATTGAGTATAAAGGAGAGCAGATTACTGTCGATTTATCTGAAATTAAAGAAAAAGAATTTGACGCTAGCGTTAAACCTAATGAAGCAGGAGAGTTTGTTTTTAGTCTCCCTAAAAGCGGTAATGAAGTGACATTTAAGCTTCTCAACCACGGAGATGACAAGAAAATAGATAGAGAGATAGAAGGTCTTAAAAAGATTAGCAGAGACAATGAGACAGGGGTTACTACAAGAATGAAACACCTTATCACCTCAATTAACGGAGATAGAGAGCAATCAACTATCAGACAATTTGTAGACCAGGGATTATTAGCGGCTGATGCAAGAGCATTAAGAGAGGAATATTCAAGAGTACAGCCAGATGTTGAATTTAGTGTATACCATGTGAACGATCAAGGTGTTGGGGAGGACATCGACGTTCCGGTAACTATCAACTTTTTTTGGCCTGACGCTTAAACAAGCTGCTGAGTATAGAAGCGGTTTATTCCGGCAAATACACGAAATAGTGTTTCATGGTAAAGGCGGCTATGATTGGGGCACCGTGTATAATATGCCGATATGGTTACGTAAGTTTACCTTTGGTGCAATTAATGAATTTCACAAAGAACAAAACGAAGTAAATAACACAGGACAGACCTCTAGTAACGATATTCCTAAAGGTCCAAATATTTCTCCATCGTATAGTACAAAGGCTTCTAAATAATAGAGGCCTTTACTATTTATAAAAAAGAATACAGCAAATGGCTGATGAAATAAACATACAGGGAGATCTATCCGGTGGTGACGCACGTAAAAAACAACTAGATGATATAAGAACTGCTGCAGAAAAAGCAGGGCAGGAAATAAATGCGTTATCTAAGGAATTCAAAGAACTTTCTAATCTAGCAGGTGCTAATAAGAATATCGGAGTAGATACCAGTAAGGTGAAGGTACTTACTAAATCTATGTCTGAGATAACAGTCTCTACTTTAAAGTCTTCTAAAGAAAGAAAAAAATTCGCTACTCAACTTCTAGCAGCAGAAAAAGAACAAGCAGGAACTGCAACGGTTATTGAAAACCTTAGTAAGGAAATAAAAGAAAGAAAAAAAGAAGATTTAGCATTAGAAAAAGTAGCCGATATCCTTAGGAAAAAATCTAGAGATGAACAACTAGAATTTGAAGAGAGAATTTCCAAGCATAAAGCCAAAGCAACCCAGCTAGAGATTGATGCTGATAAAATGCTTCAAAAAGCTATAGCATCTGGTAAAAAAGATGAAATAGCAAACGCAGAAAAAGCACATAGTAGTATGATGGCTAAATCTAAAGAAAACTATGATTTAGCAAAAAAATTAACTGCAGACGCCAAAACCAAAGAAACAGCAGCACAAAAGCTAATAAATAAAAAACAAGATTTAGTAAAAGAATCACAAGCAGAAACATCTGCTCTAGAAGGTCAAAAAAGAAGCGCTGAAGAAATCAATGCCGCCCAAGAAAAGCAAATAGGTAAAGCAAAGGAACTTCATGGCGAAATGCAAAAAATAGAAAAAGCAGGAGGTAGCGTACTTAAGTCTTTCTCAGAATTTGGTCAAAAAATAGGAGGTATGATACCTGTGTTTGGTCAATTATTTCAAACCGTATTTGGTGAATTAGCTGATGCTCAAAAAATGTTTGAAGATGCTGTAGCACAGGGTACTAGTAAAGCAGGAGCGAGGTATAAGGCACTAACCGGGACTATTAAAGCACTTACTATAGCAGCAGCAACTTCTTTTGCAAAAATGGCATTTGATGGTGCAAAAACATCTTCCGAAGCATTTAAAATAGTTAAGCAAGGAATAGGAGGAGGTCTTATTGATGCTAAAATTGCAATGCAAGCAGCAAGCGGAGCAGCTGCTAAAATGGGAATTCCTCTAGCAGAAGCATCTGGCTATATAGGTCAGATGAACTCTGCATTAGGTACATCATTAGGTTTCACTAGCGAACAAGTAGCAACTTTCGGTAGACTTACTAGAAATATGGGTGTATCTAGTGGTGCCGCAACTAAGATATTTAAGATTGCTACTAAAACTGGAATATCTTTTGAAGACATGGCAAAAAAGGTTGGTGGTATAACAACTAAGCTTAACGCTATGAACGGTACAGCCATCGCCCCTCAAGCTGTATTTGAAGAGATGGGCAATGCGTCTAGTACGATCCTCCGTAATATGAAAGACAACCCAGATGCTTTAATAAAAGCAGCAGCTGGCGCCAGAGCCATGGGTATGGAAATGAATAGAATAGCTGATGCAGCAGAATCTACATTAGATTTTGAGAATTCTATGCAAAAAGAAATGGAGGCTGAATTAATTCTCGGTAAGGAATTAAATTTAGATAAATTAAGAGCTGCAGCAGCAACAGGAGACCAAGTTGCAATTCAAGAAGAGCAGAAGCGTATCATAATGGAAAACGCAGATGCTGTAAAAGGTAACGTAAAAGCTCAAGAGATGTTAGCAGCATCTTTAGGAATGAGTAAAGAAGAACTGAATGGTATCTTAAACGCTACTGAAGATAATGTTAAGATGGCCAACAATGATGCTGCTGCTGCCCAAGCAAATGCTGAGAATAAAAAGAAATCTGCTGAAGAATTAGGTCAACTGCAATTAAATACATTTAAAACACTAAACTCCTTATCAGATAAATTAAATAAATTTACTGAAGATTTATCATTAGGAGCATTTAAATTTTTCAATCTTATTAGAGATGCATTTGATCCTAAAGATATAATGGGTTCACTAGGCAGAATAAAAGACCTAGTAATAAAGACATTTAAAGATGCATTTACCGGAGGTGATACAGTATTTAAAAATACGTTAGGCAAAGGAAGTATGTTAGGTATGCTATTAGGAGCTGCCACAATGACAGGTGGAGCTTTAACCATAGGATTTAAAGGTCTTTCTGCAATAGGTGGTATTTTTAAGAAAATGAGAGGTACTCCTATGATGCCAATGTTTGTAAAAAACATAGGTGATAAGACCGCCGGAATACTCAGCAAATTCACTTCAATGTTTAAAAACAAAAAAGGAGGTGCTGCTGCTGCAGGTGGAGGAGGAATATTAAGCAAGCTAACATCAGTATTTAAGAAGAGAGGTTCTGGAGATTTAGTAAAATCTGCATCTTCTCCTTCCGGGTTTAGAGACAAAATGGGTAGATTTGCAAAGGCACCAGGTAAGTCCGCAGCAGGTGGAGGCGCCGCAGGAGGTGTTGGTGGAATGCTAAAGGGTATAGGAAAAGGAATAGGCGATTTTGCTAAAGGAATAGGAAAAGGTATAAAAGGTATCCTTGAAGGTTTAGCTTTTGGTATAAAAGCATTTGGTTCTGGCCAGGTTCTTGCTGGTGCAGCAGTACTAGGAGCTGCTATTACATTAATTGGCGCCGGTATTGCAGGAGCTTCTTGGTTAATGGGTAAATCGTTACCAACATTGGCCAAAGGAATGGAATCAATTGCAGAATTAGACGGTTCTGCACTTATAAAAGCAGGAGCTGGAATGGCAGCAGTTGGACTTGGACTTACCGCTATGGCAGCAGGTACAGCAGCTCAAGCAGTAGGTGGACTAATGGGAGCTATTGGATCATTTTTCGGTGGTGACGGTATTGATGAAATGCTTAAAAAGGTAGAGAAGTTTGGAAAAAATTATGACTTTGATGCCGGTAAAATAGAAAATAATGCCAAAGGAGTAGTAGCATATGCTCTTGCAATGGGAGCACTAGCAGTTGGAGCAGGTGCTGGCGCCGTAGCAGGATTAGCAAATCTAGGTAGCACACTCTTAGACGGACTTACAGCATCGCTAGGAGGAGGTCTACCTATGGATAAAGTACAAGCATTCGGTAAGTGGAATTTAGACGCTGATAAGATAGAGAACAATGCCCGGGCAGTAGCTGGATACGCAGTAGGTATGGCAGCTTTAGCTGGCGGAGCAGCAGGCGGTGGAATTGCCAGTTTAGCTAACCTAGGCGGTGCACTCTTAGACGGACTTACATCTACACTAGGAGGTGATCTTCCAATGGATAAAGTACAGCAATTCGGTAAGTATAACTTAGATGCTGATAAAGTTGAAAATAACGCTCGTGCAATAGCAGGTTATGCAAGAGGCATGGCTGCATTAGCAGGAGGATCAGCAGCATCTTCATTATCTTCTTTAGCTGGCCTGGGTGGCTCACTAGTAGATGGAATAGTAGCAGGAATAGGAGGCCCTCTTCCATTAGATAAAGTTTCTAAATTCCAAACATATAATTTCGATGCTGATAAAGTTAAAAATAATGCATCAGCATTAGCAAGTTATGCATTAGGTATGGCTGCTTTAGCAGGAGGAGCAGCAGCATCATCCGTAGCATCGCTAGCAGCTTTAAGTGGTTCAGTAGTAGACGGAATTGTAGCAGGAGTAGGAGGCCCTCTTCCATTAGATAAAGTAGATAAATTTCAAAAGTATAACTTCGACCCTAAGAAAGTTAAAAATAATGCCTCTGCAATAGCTAGTTATGCAATCGGTATGGCTAAATTAGCAGGAGGTTCAGCTGCATCATCTGTAGCATCTTTATCTTCCATAGCAGGTAACCTTGCAGATGGATTAATGGCTGGGCTTGGAGGGCCTCTTCCATTAGATAAAGTTAAAATTTTCCAAGGATATGATTTTAAGAAAGATAAAATAAAAAATAATTCTGAAGCTATAAGTGAGTATGCCATAGCGATGGCTAAATTAGCATCATCAGAAGCAGGTGGATTTTTAGCTTCATTAGGAAAAGCAGCTGGTCAATTAGTTACTGGATTAGCTGAATCTATCGGTTTAGGAGGTATTCCTTACGATAAATTAAAAGAATTAGAAAATGCTGATTTAGATGCTGAAAAAATAGGTAATAACGCAAAGGCTTTAACAGCTTATGCTTTAGCAATGGCATCACTTCAAGATGTGCCTAGCGGGTTCTTCAAGTCGTTAGGTAAGATGGGTAGTGAACTAGTTGACGGCATAACGGATGCCTTAGGAGGTACTAGCGGTATTCCTTACGAAGAAATGAATGCATTTGCTAATGCTAAACTAGAAACAAAAAAAATAATTTCTAACGCTGAAGCATTACAAGCATTTGGTACGGCAATGACTTCTTTAGGTACTTTTGATAATGATACTGATAAGTTCTACGACGGTATTGAAGATTTAGGGAACGGTATAGATGCTTTTAATAAACTTGAAGATATAGATACTAATAAAATTGAATCTTTAAGAACATCAATGCTGGCAATAAAAGATGCTACTTCTATAGATTTATCTAATGCAAAGAGTATATTAGAGGATCTTGGATCATTTGCTAAAACAGTAGGTAAAGGGGTAATAAAGGTAGATATAGCAGCTAAAACAATATTTAGTGAAGAGCTAGAAGGATTAACATCTACGATAGATAGCTCATCAAACAGAGAATTAGAAGAGCTTAAAAAAATAAATCAAGAACAATCTAAAGAACATAGGAAAGAAATGAAAGAATTAAGAAGACAAACATTCTTACTTGCCGAAGCTTTAGGAGATAGAAAAGACACTGTAATACAGATGGATGGATTCCAAGTAGGTAAAGCTTTAGGGTCCCGATACTAAATAACTAGATATTTATAATTATATTAAACAATTAAATTAACAATTATGGCACTTATTGATTCATTAAACTCAACAAACTTAGGATTAAACGGCGAAACCCCACCTAATAGAGAAGGAGCATCAGCAGATACTTCTAAAGTACATGTAAACGGTGAAACTCAAACAGCAGATCATTCTGTATTGGATTTAGACGGAGCAGTACCAACTAAATACATGGATAACCCTCCACAGTAATATGGCTTTAGTAGATCTAAAAACAGATCTAAAGTCTTTAAAATTTGAGAGCGGGCTGAATAGGAAGCCTTTTGTCGTTAAAGATGTAGATCAACGAGGCGGACGAAATAACGCTTTTGATGTTATCGGTATACAAGCAGCTAAGAGATTAGATGATGTTGTCCGAATGGCAAAACTCGTTGTGGCTAAACCTGGCTTAGCACATGCTGCTAAACAGGCACTACATACTACTATTTCTGCAGCCGAAACAGGTAAGTTATATGATAACGCAGAAAAAGATGTTCTAAGAAACGCAAAAGATATTCTTGCCACCGCAGTTACTAATACAGCACAAACAGCAGTTAACGGCTTAGGTATACATACATTTAAAGGATTACTGGAGACAGATGGAGATGATCGTCAGTATTTAACTTCTATTGATGAAGTTGTAAAAAAGAAAATGAGAAGCCCATCTCACTCAACTCAAATATCTCAAGGAGTAAAGAAGTCAAAAAAGCTAAAAGTAGGAGATGAAGAAGCAAAAAAATTCGGCAAAATAGACTACCTAGAAAAACCAAATAACTCAAATGCATACGATAAAGTTAATTATAACGAAGGAGAAATAGACGAATCAAGTGATATTATACCATTTGGATTTCGAATTATAGGTGGTGATAGTATGCAATTTAGAGCTTATCTTTCATCACTTAGTGATTCCTATTCAGGTCAATGGAATAAAACACAAATGTTAGGCAGGCCTGAAAATTTTAAAAGTTATAACGGATTCGAAAGAAATATAAATTTAGGTTTTAAAATCGCAGCTGAAACTAGAAAGGATTTACTTCCTCTATATAGAAAACTTAATAGATTAGCCTCAACGACAGCACCAACTTTTGACAATTCAGGTGTCTTTATGAGAGGAACTCTAGTTAAAGTTAGAGTTGGGGATTACTTGCATAATCAAACATGTAACGTAGAAAGTGTAGCTTTTTCATGGGCTATAGAGTACCCATGGGAAGTAAAATTGCGAGGCGATAAAGAAGGTGATGTTCAAATACTCCCTCACGTATTAGATGTAAGTATGACATTAGGCGCTATTCATAATTTTGTACCAACAACAGGCGATACACCGTTTATAGGATATCACGATTGGGATGAAGAGAAAAAAGCACCAGGTCCAGATTCTTTATTTCAAAAGGCACCGGCATTAAACCCGGATCGAATTAATAACCCGTGGAAGGATTCGTAATATATGAACAGGTATAACAAAATAAAAACCTCTAATACAGAAACAGGTAGAAGGTATGTATTTAACGCTGTATATCCCGATATTCCTGCTACTGCTGATGACACATATGTAATCGCCACAGGAGGAGATAGGTACGATACCCTAGCACAACAGTTTTACGGAGATAAATCACTATGGTGGATCATCTCTACAGCAAACCCAGGCACTAACACAGATTCCTTATCTGCTAAACCTGGACTTCAATTAAGAATACCAGCTAACCCTCAAACTGTAATAGATAGATACAATAAGTTAAATGAAATTAGATAGTTATGGCAAAAGAAGGAGTATTTTTTGAAAGACCTCTACCGTCATTATCTACTTTAGACGTAAGTGTTAGAGAGCAATTAGAAGTAAGAGAAAAACTTTACGCAAAAGACTTAACATATACAGGAGACGGAGATTTCCTGACACAGTATTTGAATGCAAATAATTCCTTTGTAAAATTAACATCAGGTATAGAAGTAAAAGATGTTCCTAATGCTGCTCATAACAATATACTTTTAGGAGGGGTTTTATATAAAGGTAAGAGTAAGAGAGCAGGATTGAACGATAACCCATTCATAAGCGAGAACAATTCAGGAGCGTATAACTTTGCCCATGGAGTATCAGGAGAAGTAAAAGATAAACCTGCAGAAGGGTACGTCCCAATGCCCGGTATAGTAGACTTTAGTGTTAAGAACACAGGTAATAGTGGCTTTACACGTAACGTTTCTATAAAAGTAAAATGCTTTAGTTTAGAACAACTTTCTATACTCGAAAAATTATACTTAAGACCCGGTTTCAAATGTTTAGTAGAATGGGGTCATGTTATTTACGGTACAGGTAATAAATCAAAACTAGATGACAAAAAAGTATACAACCCAGAAACTATATTTTCAGATGAAGTACCGTCTGGTGATGATTTAAAAGAAGAAAAAATAAAAGAAAAAGGCAGTGAGCTTATAAAGTCATCACAGAACAATTATGATTATATGCTTGGCATGATAAAGAATTATAATTGGAGTGCCGAAAAAGATGGGTATACAGTTGATATACAACTTTTAGGTAAAGGGGCTGTATCTACATTTATCAAGAAAGTTTATGGAGGTACAGAACACGAAGACGGTACTAAACTTGACCCAGGTGTAGAATTTGAAAGTACCCCTGAGAGTTCTTTCGGTGGGATCTTAAAGAGGATATCACAAGCTGATACTAAAGGTAAACAAGAAAACACAGATGAAAATAATATCGTAGAAGAATGCGATATGGGACCTATCAACTCTGGACTTGAAAAATATAAAACTCAAATGGATGGAATAACTGAACTATTATCCACAGAAGGAGATAGTTTTGAATTCAAAGTCTATAGAGCAGGTTTTGCTGATGTAAATAAAGAAGCAGGTAATAAAAATTTCAATTACATTAGTATGAGATTCTTCTTAGGGATGATAAACTACTTCTTCCTACCCCGTCCCTCCTCAGGAACTATAGTACCCGAAGGTAAGTTTAATACAACACCTGAACAGGATTTCTACTTAACCTACGATAATCATTTTAGCATAGATCCATATATCTGCTTACTTCCCCAACAGACGGGTGATTTTGGATTAAAAACCACTACCATTAAAGGTTTCAGTAAAGATAAAAAGACAGCTGCTGATATATTAGATATACAGTTATGTACTGATTTCTTATATCAAGACTATAAAAAAGTAGTAGAGCCATCTGGAAAAAATAATGAATCACAAAAAAGTATTGGAGAATATTTGAATATCATTTTAGATAAGGTAACTGCAAGTTTAGGAGGAATAAATGAATTTGTACTCTATAATGATTTTTACCTAAAAAAAGAATTAGGACCTAGTAGGGTAATAGATTTACAAGTACTGCCAAGACCTGAAGGACAACCAGAAACATATAAAATGATAACACCAAGAGGTAAAGCCTCATTTGTAACAGATTTCTCTTTTAAAAGTGAACTTTCCAATTCGATGATTAACTTAATAACAAGCCAAGCAATCATATCAGGGGCATCTGCAGGAAAGATGGCTTCAACAGGTTTAGCTGCATTTAATAAAGGAGTATCATCTAGATTTGAAGATGAGAAAGGAGAAGAAATAACTGAGTATGCTCAAAAAAGAGCGAAAGCAGAAGCTGAGACAAAAGCAACAGTGGAAGGTGCGTTTAAGGAGTTATATTCTAAGTTTAAATATGATGAAACCAAGGTTACAGAAGCATACGCAAACGGTACTTCAATTATTAGGAAAGCGTTAAACGATACCTTAAAGGAGACTAAACCTAAAAGGGGCCATATCGGTGCTAAAGTATCTTTGACTATGATAGGAATTGGAGGTTTGAAATCTCTTCAGTATTTTACATTACCTGATCAAATATTACCTTCTGCTTACTCCGATAAAATAAAAGTTGGATTTCAAATAAGCAATGTTTCCCACCAAATATCAAATAACGTGTGGTACACGACTATAGAAGCTAACGCAATAATACTATCACAAGAATAAAAAATGTATTTACCTAAATCAAAATATAAAGGACCTTTTACAGCCGCCGATGGAGCGAAAAAAGTGCTTGTGCTTGATACTAAAGAAATTTATAAAGGAAAGTACTTTGTTACATATAAGGATGAATTATATGAAGGAAGGTTCCCTAAAGAAGCAGGACGTCAATTAATTTTTGAAAGTGTACTACTGAAGAAAGAAAAAGAAAGTAGTAGAGAATTAAAACCACAACCTAGTTTAGTAATACCTACTGAAAAAGATTACGAAAGTAAAAAATTTAAAAGGTATTTCTCAAGAGATAAACGCTCTGGTAAGATTATAGAGCTAAACCGTAAAGAATTTAACAATTTAAAAAAGTACCCTTCGTATATGGGGTTGGAATTGGAATGGTGGATAGAAGGTCCTGTTGAAGATACACTCTATAACAACTATCTGTATAAAGGAGCCGCTACTAGAAACAGAGAAACTATAAATAAACATAAAAAAGCATTCAAAGGAATAGAAGAATACTTATTTGCTTTAGATGAGTTTGTAGTTTAAAATATTTTTCTTATATTATATTTAACTAAAAGGTTACAGTTAAGTGTTTTATATAATAGAAAAAAATAATAGCTTAGATGCTATAGAGAAGTTAATTAGGTTAGGATGCTATGTAGATATAATACCCACTAATTTCAACTACCACCCAAAACTTACTTCAACTGTAGCAGTATACATAAAATTACTACATTCAGATAAAGGCTATATAATTCCAATTAACCATGATGAAGGTATCAATGTTGATAAAGAACGTGTCTACAGTATATTATCTTCTACAGAGAAACTGTATACATTAAATAAAAAAGAACTTCTATACCACTTTAATCTACAGGGTGCAATAGACCTTTCACTTCTATATTCAATGAGTAAATATGACAAATTAGAATATAGTAGATTGAATAAATTAATTAACCCTTTTTACAGTAGGTATAACGATATTGCAAATATAAATCAAATAATACCTCTAAGTAAACTATACGAAGTATCAGAGAATATCTACAGCTCAATAAAAGAAGTAATAGATTATGAGATACCAAATGGATTTGATTTTTATAATAAAACTGCTACTAACGTATTCTTTTTATTAGAACAATCAGGGGTAGGTATTAAATACGATGCTTTTAATTCTATATTTAAACCAAAAAATACGCTATATAATACATTAGACAATAAAGTTTTAACTCAATATAATTTATACAATACAACCTCAAGACCGACTAATTCATTTAATAGTGTTAACTTTGCAGCTATACCTCACACGGAAGAACATAGAAAATGTTTTACCCCAGCTAACGATTATTTTGTAGAATTTGACTTTGACGGATACCACTTAAGGTTACTAGCAGAGCAAATAGAATATGCACTAACATCAGACTCGGCTCATAAACAGCTAGCAAGATTATACTTTAACAAAAAAGAAATTACAGATGACGAATACAAAGAAGCAAAACAAATTAACTTTCACGCAATTTATGGAAAAATCCCAGAAAAGTACTCTTTCCTTGAAATCTTTACAAGAATTGATGATTATATCAAAGAGTTATGGAAACGATACAAAGATGACGGAGAAGTCCTGGCACCAATTAGTGGAAAACCTTTCACAGCATCTTTAAAAGCAATGAACCCACAGAAGTTAATGAATTATGTAATGCAATCATTAGAAACTTCTAGAAACATAGTAGTATTAAAAAAATTACTAAAATATTTACAGACTAAAAAAACAACTATAAGTCTATACACGTACGATTCTATTATTATGGATTTTGACAAAGAGGACGGTAAGGATACACTAGAAAACATTAAATCTATAATGGAAGAAGGTGGCAAATACCCAGTATCTTTTAAGTACAGTAAAGATTTAAGTTTATGATAATAACTTATATTTATATAAAATGACAAATGTTATAGAAAGTCGGTTTGATTATGATATCGAACCATTATGGATTAACGAAGATATGAGCAATAAATTATTTTGCACTTTTACCACTGAAGAAACTTTAGAACCTACATTACAGGTTATAAAAGAGAAGTACTCGATTATGTACAATAAGATTTTTGTGCTTTATTCAAAAAGCCAAGATGAATACATATGTACATATAATGTAGATTTTGCAAATATATCTAACTTTATAGATAATACAATTTTAGTTCATAGAAAGAAAGAATCCAATACTCTGTATACAATCAACGCACTGAATACTCTTATAAAAGAATTGAATGGCGGAAGATTAGACACTTCATACAGAATCAACTGGTCAGATTACCGCAACTGCGTACTACTTACTAAAGGATCAGAATTAAAAAGAATTAATACAAAACTTTTTCGTATAATAGAGTTGGAAAACTAAATTATAGTTCGTATATTGTATTAATAATAAATGTTTTAAATTAAAAATGTTACAATATGGATATTAACGCTATCAAGGCTAAACTAGACGCCTTAAACTCTAATGGTCAGGAGAGAGAAAAAACAGACTACTCAAAAATCTTTTGGAAACCTGAATTAGGAAAACAGACAGTACGGTTAGTACCATCTGCTTTCGACCCTGCTATGCCTTTCAAAGAGTTAAAGTTCCACTACGGTATTGGAAAGTACCCTATGGTAGCTTTATCTAATTTTGGTAAGCAAGACCCTATTGAAGAATTTGTAAAAGAGCTTAAAAAAACATCTGATAAAGACAATTGGTCTCTAGCAGGTAAAATTAACCCTAAAACACGAATCTTTGCTCCTGTTGTAGTAAGAGGAGAAGAAGAAAAAGGTGTACGTATTTGGGGATTCGGAGTAACGATTTATAGAGCACTCCTTGCTCTAATTGCCGATGAAGATATAGGAGACATTACAGATGTAATAAACGGATGGGATTTAGTTGTAGAACAAGTACAGGGTAACCCTTACCCCGAAACTTCGGTTAGAATTAAACCTAAACAAACTCCACTATCGGATAATAATGATCAAGTAGATACTTGGTTAAAAACTCAACCTAATCCTACAGAAGTACATACTCAGTATGATTATGAGTTTATTAAAAAACAACTTCAAAATTATCTTAACCCAGGTTCAGCAGAAGAAAGTACTCCTGCGACTAAAACAGATGATAAACTGCCAGAAAGCTTAGGTCAACAAAAAACAGACTTTACTTTGGAAACAGCTACGGCTGGCAACAAAGACACAGTTAGTAAATTTGATGACTTATTTAATGAATAATGGCAAAGAAAAAAGAAGAAGTACAAGCAAGAGCGACTGCTGCAGTTCAGAAGTCGTTTAATTTAGGGAATTTTAAAAAGAAGAAAGGTTTTTCTAATGCTTCGGTAAAGTTTAAAGAACAAGGATGGATTCCTTTATCTAAAGCTTTCCAGGACATTACCTCACTACCTGGCATCCCCACTGGTCATATTACGTTATTACGAGGACATAGTGATACCGGTAAAACAACAGCTCTAATAGAAGCAGCAGTTAATGCTCAAAAAATGGGCATACTACCTGTCTTTATTATTACTGAGATGAAATGGTCATGGGATCATGCCAAGGAAATGGGTCTTCAATTTGAAGAAACTACTGATGACAAGGGTAATGTTACCGATTACGAAGGACATTTCTTATATGCCGATAGAGGTCAACTCAATACTATTGAAGATGTAGCAGTTTATATTGCAGACCTAATGGATGAACAAGCAAAAGGTAATCTACCTTACGATATGTGTTTCTTCTGGGATAGTATAGGCTCAGTACCATGCGACCTTTCAGTACGTTCTAACAAGAACAATAACGAATGGAATGCAGGTGCTATGTCTACTCAGTTCGGTAATAACCTTAATCAGAAAATTTTATTATCGAGAAAAGAGAATGCCGCTTATACCAACACTTTAGTTGCTATTAATAAAGTCTGGACTATGAAACCAGAACATCCAATGGGACAACCGAAATTACAGAATAAAGGAGGTATGTCTATGTGGTATGATGCTACGTTAGTTATTACATTTGGTAATATCACTAATCCTGGTACTTCTAAGATTAAGGCTATAAAAAATGGTATGCAAGTTGAATTTGCTAAACGTACTAACGTTCAAGTAGAGAAGAATCATATCGGAGGAGTTCAATCTAGAGGTAGAATTGTAATGACTCAACACGGCTTTATAGAAGATGATAAGAAAGCAATTGATAAATATAGAGATGCTCATAAAGAACATTGGCTGAAGTTAGTCGGTTCTATAGACTTTGATCTTATTGAAGAAGGAGATTTAGAAGAAACACCTATAACTCCAAACTTACTAGATTAATGGCGTACGATGACATTCTAAATAATTTAAAACAGACCCCACCCCGATCGCTAAACGATCACATACTGATTGTTGATGCTATGAATATGCTCATTAGATCATTTTCATTACTCAAAGCGATGAACCCCGACGGCCACCACATCGGTGGCCTGGTTGGGTTTTTAAGATCGTTAGGGTATGTGACTAGAATTTTTGATCCAACAAGAGTTATAGTAGTATGGGACGGTAAGGGAGGATCTGCAAATCGTAAAAATATTGATCCTAACTATAAAGCACAACGTGCGACCTCAAGAATTACACATTGGGGATTATACGATACCAAAGAGGAAGAAACAGAAGCCCTTATCGGTCAATTGTACAGAGTACAGGACTATCTTGAATGCTTACCAGTACACCAAATAGGGTTAGAGAAATTAGAAGCTGATGATATTATAGCATATATAGCTCAAAAAGCTTCTATATCTTCGGTTAAAAAATGTACTATCATATCTTCAGATAAGGATTTCCTACAGTTAATAGACGATACTATAGAGGTATATGCTCCAGTTAAGAAAAAAACATTTACTCAAGATAATATATTCGAGGAATTAAAAGTTCTTCCAGAAAATTATAATGTAGTAAAAGCACTACTAGGAGATAACTCAGATAATTTACCGGGGGTGAAAGGTTTAGGTATAAAAACAATAGTTTCCGAATTCCCTGAACTTCTAACTAATCCTAAATCTAACCTGCAGTATGTATATGATACATGTGCTTCCAAGCTAGATGAAAAGAAAGTAAAGAAGATATTTCCTAAAATCTTAACAGAGTGGGATAGAGTAGAGACTAATTATACACTAATGGATTTAAGTATTTCTGATTTAGACGATAAAGAAAAAGAAGTAGTTAATGAAACTATAAAAGCACCTATCCCCGGTATACAGACTGGCGGGTTCTTACATTTGTTAGGATTAGATAAAATAGAGGGCATTACAAAGAATACTGAAGGCTGGTTAGAAAACTTTAGAGGGCTTACAACAGTAAAAAAATAGTAAAAAAAAATGTATTCATCTAGTTGGTTATTAACTTATAATTAACTATATTAAATAAAAGGTTACAATATGACATTAAAATCGCTACAGCAATACGGGAAGGGGTTCCAACTTAAAGTGTTAGGTTCATTACTTACAGATAAAAAGTTTCTACTAAATGTACGAGATGTATTAAGTGAAGATTACTTTGACGCTGATACTCATAAATGGATTGTAAATGAAATTATATCTTATTTTGATAAGTACCACACTACCGTTACTATGGACGTTCTTAAAGTAGAGCTTCAGAAGTTAGAAAACGAAGTACTCCAAGTAGCACTTAAAGAAGAATTACGAAATTCATATCAAGCATCTCAAGATGATTTAGATTACGTACAGGAAGAGTTTACAACTTTTTGTAAGAACCAGGAAATGAAACAAGCCATTTTAAGTTCCGCAGACCTTCTTAAACAAGGAGATTTTGACGGAATAAGAAATATGGTTGAAAAAGCTATGAGAGCTGGTATGGATAAGAATATAGGACATGAATATAATGTAGACATAGAAAGTCGATATAGGGTTGATTACCGTCCTACAATACCAACTCCTTGGCCTGTTCTCAATGAAGGTATTCAAGGAGGATTTGGACCAGGAGATTTAGCTATCGTATTCGGTAACCCTGGTGGTGGAAAGAGTTGGACTTGTGTAGCAATGGCAGCACATGCAGTTAAGATGGGTTATAAAGTTAACTACTATACTTTGGAACTAGGAGAGGACTATGTAGGTAAGCGATTTGATTGCTACTTTACAGGGTACTCTATCGATGAAGTAAATAACCACCGTAAAGATGTACAATCATATGTAGATGGATTAAAAGGTAAGTTGATTGTTAAGGAATATGCTCCTAAAGGTGCTACAGTCAATACTATAAAATCACATATACAGAAGTGTATTGATATGGATCATAAACCAGACCTAGTAGTTATAGATTACGTTGATTACTTACGAGCACCCTCTAAAGGTAAATTCTCAGAACGAAAAGACGAGATAGATGATGTATTTATAGCGACTAAAGGATTAGCTAAAGAATTTAAAATTCCAGTCATTACTCCTTCCCAAGTTAATAGAATGGGTGCTAAAGATTCGGTTATTGAAGGAGACAAAGCAGCAGGTAGTTACGATAAAATGATGGTAGCAGATATGTGTTTTTCATTGTCAAGAATGAAAGAAGATAAAGTACTAGGGACCGGAAGATGGCATGTTATGAAAAACAGATACGGTCAGGATGGAATGACATATAATTTAAAAATGGATACAAACAACGGTCATATAGAATTTGAAGGAAAGGCAAATCCTGAGGATCTTATAAAGGACAACGATGCTCCTAACTTTACTTTGTCACGCGAAACTATGTCGCAAATTTTTGATAAAAAGTTGTAAATAGTTTGGTAAAAACCAAAATATATATGCTATTTATCTAAGCGTCCTCGAGGAACTAGATAGTAAATCTCGAGGACTTTTCTGTCTAATTAATAAAAAAATATATAAAGATATATGAGCCTTTTAAAAGAACGCATCGTTTACAAGCCATTTGAATATCCAAAAGCATATGATTTTTGGTTAAAGCAACAACAAGCACATTGGTTACATACTGAAGTACCAATGGCACAAGACGTTACAGATTGGGCTAGTAACCTTAAGCCACATGAAAAAAATGTAGTAGGAGGAATTCTAAAAGGATTTGCACAGACAGAAACGATCGTAAACGACTACTGGTCAACATTAGTTACTAAATGGTTTAGAAAACCAGAAGTTATTATGATGGGTACTACACTAGGCTCTTCAGAAACTATTCATGCTGAAGCTTATTCACTTCTTAACGAACAATTAGGATTAGATAACTTTGCTGAATTTTTAGAAGATGAAGCTACGATGGCTAAGATAGAATCGTTAATGGAAGTTAGAGACAATCACGACGGTACCCCTAACTGGCATCAAAGAGCTGTCTCTCTCGCTATATTTTCTGCTTTCACAGAAGGAGTTAACTTGTTTAGTTCCTTTGCTGTGTTACTGTCTTTTAAAATGAGAAACCTTCTTAAAGGTGTAGGACAGATAGTAGAATGGTCTGTAAGAGATGAATCACTGCATTCAGAAGCAGGATGCTGGTTATTTAGAACTCTTATGAAAGAACATCCAGAATTTAAGACACCGGAGCTTATAAAAGATATTGAAGAAGCTGCATATGGTGCTGTAAAATTAGAGTTTGATTTTATAGATAAGATTTTTGAAATGGGAGATCTAGATAACTTAAGTAAGGAAGAATTAAAAAACTTCATTAAGCATAGAGTAAACACAAAAATGGCCGATTTAGGATTAAAGCCTATAATCCCTGCAGAAGATATCGATAAAGGCGCATTAAAGACAATGAAATGGTTTGACGCTGTAATTGCAGGAAAACAGCAAACAGACTTTTTCGCTAATAGAGTTACGAATTATGCTAAAGGGCACTTAGATTGGTCAACAGCATTTTAAAATAAAGGTATATGAGTTTAATAGTGGACACAACTGAATGGGTAGCCGGAAAAGATTACCCAGAATGGATGAATGAAGTATCAATAGCAACAATATCTAAAGGATACTTAGGACAAGGAGAAAACGTAAAATCTGCATATAGAAGAGTAGCTTCTACTATAGCAAAAAGATTAGACCGTCCAGATCTAGAGAATAAATTCTTTAGGTATATGTGGAAAGGATGGTTGAACTTAGCCTCACCGGTACTTTCAAATACCGGCACTGACAAAGGATTGCCAATTTCATGTTTTGGTATCGATACACCCGACTCGATACGCGGTATTGGATTAACTAATGCTGAATTAATGAGATTGACATCCTTAGGCGGTGGTGTAGGTATTGGTCTATCTAAGGTTAGAGGTAGAGGAGAAAAAATCGGTAATGAAGTAGGTCAGTCAGAGGGTATTGTTCCTTGGGCTAAGATTTATGATTCTACTATTATAGCTACTAACCAAGGAGCTGTGAGGAGAGGAGCAGCTTCTGTTAATTTAGATATAAATCATCCAGATATTTCGGAATATTTAGAGATAAGAAGACCTAAAGGAGATCCTAATAGACAGTGTCTTAACTTACATCAATGTGTTGTAGTGGATGATGCCTTTATGCAAAAATTAGAGCATAGAGACCCTGAGGCTATGGAACTATGGGTGAAAATACTTAAATCTAGAGTTGAAACAGGAGAACCATACCTTATGTTCAAGGATACTGTCAATAATGCTAATCCTCCTGCATATAAAAAGAATAACTTAGACGTTACGATGACTAATATATGCTCAGAAATTACGCTTCACACAGATGAAGAACATTCTTTCATATGTTGTCTATCTTCTGTAAACTTAACTAAATGGCATGAATGGAAAAATACAGATTTAGTAGAAACAGCCATTTATTTTCTGGACGGAGTACTAGAAGAGTTTTTAGCAAAAACATCTGGAAGGGATTCTTTAATCAGATCTCATAGATCAGCAAAAAAAGGAAGAGCAATCGGGTTAGGAGTACTAGGATGGCATACATTTTTACAGAACGAAAGAGTTCCTTTTAATTCTATTGCTGCAACCTCATTTACTCACCAGATATTCTCCGATATAAAACAAAAAGCAGAAAATGCATCACGTAAATTAGCAGATGAATACGGTGAGCCGCTATGGTGTAAAGGAACAGGCATGAGAAACAGTCATTTACTTGCTATCGCCCCAACAGTATCCAATAGTACGATATCAGGAGGGGTATCCGCAGGAATCGAACCAGTACCGGCTAACATATATACATTTAACTCTGCAAAAGGAACTTTTATAAGAAAAAACCCTGCGTTAGAGAGTTATTTAGACGAAACAGGATCAAATACTGATGAAGTATGGGACCAGATTATGAGAGATAGAGGTTCTATAGCAAATTTACCCGAAGACATAATGCCTGCAGAAGATAAACCTATATTCCTTACATTTGCAGAAATAAATCAATTGGCTTTAGTTGAACAAGCAGGAGCAAGGCAGAAATACATTGACCAAACACAGTCATTAAATTTAGCATTTGATCCAACAGATAGCCCAAAGTTTATTAATGAAGTACACCAAGCAGCATGGAGATTCGGTGTAAAAACACTCTATTACTTGCGAACCGATTCGGTAATTAATGGAGATATAGGTTCTAGGACATCTGAGGATTGCTTATCCTGTGATGGCTAAACACCGGTAGAACGTTAAAAGTTATAGATAACTATTTATATTAAATGAAGACAGTTAGAATAAAAAATCGGTCGATATCTTCGGATATTCGTATATGTAAAATATACCATACTACTAAAGTTGACGGCAACCTGTTAACAACACCGGTATCGTCAAGTGGAATTTTTACTGGCGCCGATCTGGCCCAAGGAATCGAATTTCAAGTTCAAGATTCAGTAGATCAGTTTATAGTAGTAAATTTACCCGAAGATGACTGCGAAGGTGCAGAATGTAAGGTATGTACTAATATTGGTTCTGGGAGTATTTCAGGAGAATTTACAGATAATGATATTTTATACTCTATACAGCCTGGTAGGTTTGGAAAAGTAGATTATGACGGACAATTTTCAGGAAGTGTTACAAGTGATAATGACATTACTTCAAGTAACTTTACAAATAACCATGCAATAAACAATACTTTTACATTAACTGCTACACCTACACCTCCTTATGTGTTTGAAGGCTGGTTCGATAATGTTAACAGAACAGGCCCAGCACTATCCACGAATACTACAGTAACCGTAGCATCTGGAAGTATAGACGGTACAACGGCATATTCAACTAATTGGTTCGTTAAGTATGTTAATAATGAACCTCTTTTTAAGTTAGGAGCACCTGACGGTTCTACTGTAATTCAATTTACTAGAGCCAGAAATGAAAATAGAGGTCCGGAAGAAATAGCTAAATTCTACTTCTCAGATCTAGATGGTGACGACCTAACAGTATCTCTAAACCCTGACCCAGATAATCACTTTTCTTTTACTGAAAATTCTGACCATATAACTTTCCAGCAAGTTACTTCCTCACTAGATTACGAAAGCAAAACAGCATATAGTATGTCTATTAGTGTTAGTGACGGAACCGATACAACACTACTTCCAGTAAGAATAGATGTAATAGATAATTTACAACCAACAGTACTCGACCAAGCAATGTCTAATTTTGGTGAAAATAGTGCTGACGGAGCAATAGTAGGACAAATTATAAGCTCAGACCCAGACTCTGATGCAATTTCGTTTATTAATATTTCACTACACTCTATTAGCTATAGCGGCAAAAGCTTATCAACAGGATCTTTTGCAGGAACAGGGTTTAACGATCCAACAGCGGATGCATTTAATATATCTTCTACAGGACAGATTACTAAAAAATCTGGATCTTACCTCAATCATAGAATAATAGATTCATATACTTATCAGGTAACAGCTGATGATGATTATAACGAGGGTACATCAACTGCGTTAATCACTATTCCGGTAGTACAAGACGGACAAACTGTATACGTATCAGGAGATGGAGATAATAATGTATATGTAGTTGAAACAGCACTCTTAGGAGATTCAGTTTATGATGATCCTAGCGGGGTAACAGGTTCCTTAGCAACATTCACTGCTAACTTACCAGTTACATGGTCTGTTACTTCAACTCCATACAACGCTCTTTCAATAGACTCTTCAGGAACCCTAACAGTAAACCAAGACATTGACGGATCATTTGTGGCAGGAGACAAATTTTATGCCACAGTTACGGGAACTAGTTCGATAGGACGAACACACGTTATAAATATAGTAATTAACGTAACAGCAGATACAAGCCCCGCTACAATTACAGGTTTGGGTACATCTTCTTTCGCATATGTAATTGAATCAGCAGTAGAAAACGATTCAATATACCTAAGTTCTAACGGATATTCAGGTACTAGAGTAAAATTCGAATCAGATCAAACACCTACTACATGGTCAGTTACACCGACTTCTAAATTAGAAATAGACTCTTCAGGGTATGTAACACTTGGATCTGATATCTCAGGATCAAGCTTTTCTCACCCACAGACTATAGCTAGTAAGGTAGTTGCAACAAATACGTTCGGGAATACTTCTTCTTTAGACTTTACATTGCAGATTACAGAAAATACTGCACCGGATATAATATTTGATAATCACGTTTCATCTTTTGATACGAATTATGCAATAGCAAATGCTAGATTAGTTACAGCTTCATTTAACGATATAGAAGGAGATAGTATAGATCACGGTTCATTTACATTTACCGATACATCAGGGCAATTAGATTATGTAAAAGCGGGAGATGTTTACTATATTTACGCACTAAACCCTCTATCAGCTAGTGCTTATTCTTTTGATATAGGAATTGAAGATGAACATGGGTTTAGTAAAAATGAAGAAACACATACTATAAATGTAGGATTTGCACAAAATTATCCACCTACTATCACCTATAACAACCATACAGTAAACCTATTTAGTAACTTAGCTGTTTCTGGTGCAACATTAGTAACTGCTTCTATAAGTGATACAGAAGGAGACCCAATAAATTACGATTCTTTTACATTTATCGATCCATCAGGAGAATTAAATGCAGTAAGAGACGGAGGAGTCTACTATATTCAAGCTAATCAAAATCTTACATCATTAGATTATGAGTTTACTGCAAGTATTGCAGATAATCATGCTTTTGGAACAGCAGACCATTCATTTAGTTTGCAAGGTTCCTCTACAGGTATACTAAGAAATAATAGTGTCTTTGTAGTCGAAACAGGACTAACAGGCCTAGGATACGAAGCAACAAAAGGATTCGGATCAGGAGTATCAGCTTCATTAGATGTAATTTATTCTCCTAACATAGGAGGTCAGGCTGTACAATCCTATACATCTTCTAATCCAGCAGTAGTTGTAGACAATTCAGGTAATTTAACTTTAGGACTAGACATGTCAACTACTACATCCGGTTCTGGTAATACATATACTTCGGATATTACTTTTACAGACCAATACGGCAATGTAGGTACAGGAGTTGTTGATGTAGAAGTTACTTACCCTAATTCTGGTTCATATATTAAATTTGAAGCAATTGGGTTTTTTCCACCGCAAGTTGTTTACTCAGGTTCGATAGTAGAATCCGGTCAATTTGCTACTGGTTCTTTTGTACTATATTCTGAATACATAGATGACGGTACTAAAGTATCGTTTTATACGTCATCAAACCAAGATGCAATAATAAACGAGGATTATACACTATCGAATACAGAGTTTGTAATGATGAACAACACTGGTTCAATTACTGTGACAGCTATCGAAGACCAAAAAGGCGAAACAATACTAGAACAGGTTTACTTACAACTTACAGATTATGGAGAAACAGTTCAAACTGCATTTCCGTACTATGACAGTGCAGGTAATCTACTTGCAACTAGTGTTTCTAAGAACCCATTCGGTTCAATCATTAAAAATTTAAGAATTGAAGATACTTCTAGATCATACCTATCATTAACACCTGATAAGACGACTGTGAATGAAGGAGGCACTGTTACATGGACATTATTAAGTCAAAATGTAGCAGATGGAACAGAAGTTATGTACGATATCAACACTATTGGAACTACTGCTTCTTTGAATACAGACTTTACTATGTCCAGTGATAGATTTACAATGTATAACAATACAGGTTCAGTATCAGCTTCAATACTTACAGATGCATTAGCTGAACCTACTGAAAGTATTAGAGTAAACTTAGCAGGAGGATGGGACATGTACGGAGTATTTACTGGGTCTGCCTTTTCAAGCCCTTACGATAGCTCTGGTAATACTTACTTTTTCCAAGGGAGTTCGCCCTACGGTAATGCTACTGTTTATATAACAAATGTAGATGCAGATGCACCTACTATTACGATAACAGGCAATAATCCACATACACATGAAGTTAAATATACCTACACCGATGCAGGTGCAACAGCAAGTGATACAGTTGATGGGAATCTTACTACTTCTATAGCTGTTACAAATAATGTTAATGATCAAGTATCAGGTTCATACACAGTTGTCTACGATGTAAGTGATTCTGCAGGCAATACAGCACAAGCAACCCGAACAGTAAACGTAGTTGATACATCACCACCGGTGATAACTTTACAAGGTACTTCATCTATTCAAGTATACCAAGGACAGACCTACACTGATGCAGGTGCAACAGCACAAGATGCATATGAAGGAAATATCACTTCAGATATAATAACAACAAATCCAGTAAATACATCTAATTTAGGTACTTACACAGTAAGGTATAATGTTGATGATGCATCTGGTAATTCAGCTACAGAAGTAACAAGAACAGTAAACGTAGTTGCTAATAACATCCCAATCATAAGTGGAAATAAAGTAGACTATACAGTAGAAGTTGGAGGTACATTTGGTAGAGTAGAAGCATTAGCAGGTGTTTCAGCATCAGATACAGAAGAAGGCGATATAACAGCAGACATAGTACTCACTAACCCAGTGAATACAGCAGTGATCGGTACCTATACGGTTAGGTATAATGTTGACGACTCATCAGGAAATTCAGCAGTAGAGAAAACTACTAACGTGTATATTATAGATACGACTGCCCCTGTTATTACTATGTTAGGTAATTCACCTATAGATGTAGCACAAGGGACTACATATTCAGATGCAGGTGCCACAGCAAGTGATAACTACGATGGTGATATTACCGGAAATATAACTACAACGACCAGTGTTAACACAGCCACTACAGGAACCTACACAGTCAAATATAACGTATCTGACTCAGAAGGTAATGCAGCAACCGAAGTTGTAAGAACAGTAAACGTAGTACCTGCAACAAGAGATTTTTCTTATAGTCTTTATAATTTGAGATTAGACTTCGATATGGCAGCAATATCAAGTGATTCAAATGATTCAGTCTCAAAAGATTCAATATCAGGAACAGGTCTTTATGAGCCAGATAGTGGTGCAAATGAAAATTGGTCAGTAGATCCAATACAGGTAAACAGACAACAGGGTACAGATAATATTAAAAATGAGGATTCTGGATATTTTGACGGATACTATAACTGGCAATGCTTATCAGGTTCTAAACTTATTGGTTCTAATGGTAATTTAGCAGGAGGAGCAAGCACAGTAGATCTAGCATACGAAGTTAATTACGGTACCGATATAGATAGTAACCCACCGAGTGTATATAGTTTTGATGCAAATGAAGTTGAATACTTGGCAGTTACTCTATCCTATGTTGTAGAAACAACCTCTAGTTTAGACATGATATTTGGAGTTGCAATTTGGAACGAATCTACTGGTACTCCACCTCACACTGTGGATCCATCGGATGGATGGCAAATATACTATAGTTTTGCAGGAGAGTATAACGGACTAGAATTTGACCCTGTAAATAATCCAGGAGTATGGACTGTAAGTGAAGTAGGAGGAGAAATTGTAGCTCATCATAGCGATACAATAGCATGGGTTAAGCCTGTAGTTGGTTTCTACCATCCAAGCGGAAGCGGACAAGGAGGACAATTCTTTGATCCTACTTAGAAAAAAATTAGTGTATAGTTGGAAATAACATTTATTATTCGTATATTATAATAAAGAATAAGATATGTCCAAAACATCTAATAAGCAACGTTATATTCAAATTATGGAATGGTTAGGTACGTTGAATCAAAAATCTAACAGTAAGAAACAAACCAAATTTTCTAAAGCTAAACACTATAAATCTAAAGGAGTAAGATGACAAAAGCTATTAAGTTTTACGCTACCTGGTGCGGTCCATGCAAAATATACGGTAAAACCTGGGATAAGGTATCTGAAGAATTAAGTAAGGAAGTTGAATTTATAGAAGTAAATATTGACAACGATACCCAAGGACTAGCAGCTAAATACAGAATACAGTCAATACCTACTACCGTTGTAGTAAAAGGTGATAATGTACTCAAAGAAGTTGGACTAGTAAAAGAAGATAAATTAAAAGAATTAATACTAAATTAAAGTTATGTTAAGAAAACCAGATTCAATTCCAAGCTCGGATACGGTCATTACCGATCCAGCACTAGAACCTTTTTTTATTTCACGTTCTAACACAGGCGGATACACCTTATTTGAAAGAGTAATTAAAGGGGATAACGACACAGAGTATATTAAAACTATTTGTTACCCGTCTAATTTTACTAATGCTCTAAAAAAAGCAGCAGAAGAACTGCTAAACAAAAGTAAGGAATATAACTCTATTAAAGAATATGTTGAGGAGTTTAAAACTATTCAGACAAAGATAACTTCAATAATGGAATAATAAAAGCGTTAGCCTATACGCAAAATACCTGGCAAAAATTAAATAAGTAAATTATGGCACATTGTGTAGTAAGTTTAAGTGGTGGAATGGATAGTAGCACCCTATTGTTAAGAGCTATCGAGAAGTATGATACCGTAACTGGTATCTCATTTGATTACGGTCAAAAACACAGAGTAGAGCTAGAGAGAGCTCAATCATTAATTGATTACCTTGCAAGTAAAGGACACAAAATAAATTATCGTCAAATTAAACTTGATGGTCTAGTAGATTTATTAGACTCAGCTTTAGTTACAGGTGGGGATGATGTACCAGAAGGACATTATGAGCAAGATAATATGAAAGAAACAGTTGTTCCTAATAGAAACAAAATGTTTGCTTCAATTACTCAAGCAGTTGCATTATCTGTAGCAAATAGAACAGAAGACGTTTGTGATATTGCTTTAGGTATTCATGCTGGTGATCATGCAGTTTATCCTGATTGTAGACAAGAATTTAGAGATGCAGATGATGCAGCTTTTAGAATTGGAAACTGGGATGCAGATAGAGTAGGTTACTTTACACCTTATTTAGATACTGATAAATTTGGTATTCTACAAGATGGAGAAAAATTATGTGAAATTTTAGGTATTGATTTTGATGAAGTTTATAAGAGAACTAATACATCGTACAAACCCTATCCTAGTGGAAATTCCGATTATAAGTCTGCTTCTAGTGTTGAGAGGATTGAGGCTTTTATTGCTTTGGGGAGAAAAGATCCTGTACAGTATGAGGATGAAACTGGAGTGGTTGATTACGAAGTAGCAAAAACTCATGTTGAAAAAGTACTTGCTGACTATGTATAAATTAATGTTTAACCAATAAGTCAGTAATGCAATCACAAGATTCAAACAATGGAAACACCCAACTAAACTCTGAAAGAGCAAAAGTTAATCAGAGAGTAAGTAGATATGCTATGTTAGGCAAGTCAAGAAAAGTGTACTGGGACGGTGCAAGAAGAAACCGAACTATTTAACAGGTAGGGGGATTAGCTCAGCTGGCTAGAGCGCCTGCCTTGCACGCAGGAGGTCATCGGTTCGACTCCGATATTCTCCACTAAATTTTACTGATTAATAAATCACTACTAAATCAGATTATTCAGCTATTTATACAATATAAGTGTATACATGGCAGATTTTACCAGCAATAAGATTAATAAAACTTATCAACGGATAGTTCAAGTTGATAAAGGAATACTACAAGACGGATACGGAAGAATCCTATCAGGCTCAATGGCCGATCTTACCGTCAGTGGCGTGCTTGAAGTTACAGGAAGCCTAAATGTAGATGGACCTGTAACTGCAAGAAGATTTATAGCAACACAGGTTACTTCTTCTATTATATATGAATCCGGCTCTACTAAGTACGGTGATACTCAAGATGATAACCATACATTTACAGGTAGCCTTTTAATTTCCGGCAGTGAAAACTTAGTAGGAAATTTAACTATTACAGGAAGTACCTTTCAAGTTGGGGATACTACACAAATTGGTAGCATAAACCTTAGCGGGGATATTGATCAAACAGGTAATTACAGTTTAATTGGAAACATTGAACAAACCGGAAGTATAGAACTACTAGGAGATTCGGATCAAAAAGGAGATTATGATCTTGAAGGTGATTTTACACATACTGGGATTAATTCTCATATAGGATTATATAAACATACAGGTGATACCGAACAAACAGGTAAGTTTACTCAAGTAGGAGATACTGCAAAAACAGGACGTACAGATCACACTGGACGGTTCAATAATATAGGTGATTTTGACATACAGGGTGGACTAAGACAAACAGGAACCTTAAAACGTGTAGGAAATAGTGAAACTTCAGGAGATTCATCACTAATAGGTAAATCGAGCATAACAGGAAGTTTAATAAGCTCAGGTTCTTTAACCTCTACTGGTGTAACAACATTATCAGGAGAAGTTGCAATTACAGGAAGTACAGACATACATATTTCAGGTAGTATAATTCAAAACGGAGTATTAATCCGAACAGGAAGCACTTCACAGGCAGGAGATTTTACCTTATTAGGAGATACTACATTAACTGGAGCAGTAAATATTACAGGCAGTACAGATATAGCTATTTCCGGGAGTATAGTACAGGAAGGTAATTTTATCCAAACTGGTACATATGACCTGACAGGAGATACCAATCAAGTAGGTAATATAGACGTCACAGGTGACGTTACTATTGACGGAACACTTACTGCAAACCAGTTTAATACATCAATAGTATCTTCTTCAGTAATATACCAATCAGGTTCGACACAGTTCGGAGATACATTAGATGACAAACATAGTATAACAGGTAGCTTAAACGTTACTGGTTCATTAACAACAAATGGTAACACAGTAGTTAACGGAAGTTCTACAGTGCAGCATAGACTAACAGCTAATTCGGTTGATTCGAATTATTTCATGTCTCCTAAAGCTATACCATCAACAGTAGTACCGCCTAACTACAATATGAGATTGTTTCACGATACAGAAGTAAACGGAGAATTATTTATATCACAAAATTCTGATGTTTACGTAGTAAAATACGCATTAACAGATTAATAGACATATTTATATAAGATGAGTAGAATTAGAGTAAATAGCATTAAACCGATAAGCGGACAGATAGTAAGTCTATCCGGCAGTCTGATAGTTACAGGAGATGTAACTGCAGAACAATTTATAACGGAAAAAGTACAAACATCAATCATCTACAGATCAGGTTCTACTCTGTTTGGAGATTCTGCAGATGATCTACATAACTTCACAGGTTCAGTATTTGTTAGTGGAGGATTAGATTCTAATAAATCTATAACTCTAGGAGACGATATAAATCTTCAAAAGGGAGTTAACGGAGGAGGATTGTTAGAGGTACTACCGACTGATACAGAAGGTTTACACGGTCTTCAATTAGCAGCAGAAACTACGTCTTCAAACGTAAACTATACTACTTTTTATAATAATAAATTTAGTATCTCTGAAGCAGGAAGAGATGGAGTAGCTGGTGGTAATGGAGAACATATTAAATTAGAAGACTACTATAAAGTAGAATCTGGTATTCCTACCAGATATGCAGGAATACAGATTAACCATCCTTCTTCAAGTAGATTTAAATTAGGAGCAAATCTAAAAGAAGAAGCTGACTATCCTTTCTATGTAAATGCAGATAGTAAATTTAAAGGAGATTTATCAATTACAGGTAGTACTTTTTTACTTGGTGATATAGATCACAATGGAGATACTGGTCAAAAAGGAGACTATACTAGAATTGGTACTCTTGATCAAGAAGGTACAGTAACAGTATCCAATGGAGATATAATACTTGCCACAGCAGGTAGAAAAATTGCAATAGATAGCAAACTAGATATATTCTCAGATGTAGCTGGAAATTCACATATACAGGAAAAAGGATCTGGAGATCTATTAATAGTTTCAGATAATGAAGTTGAAATCAAATCAGGACAATTGGGAGAAACTTTTGCTAAGTTTACAAAAGATGGTCCTATTGAGCTTTATTATGATAATGCTAAAAAATTCTCAACTACTACTAATGGAATCGCGGTAACCGGTACTATATATGCTTCTGATGATATAAATACCACTGGCAAAATATCAGCAGATAATGACATTGTCACAATTAGAAATATTAAAGCAGAATCTGGTCAATTATCGATAGCAGGATATAGCAATGTCTCGGAATCTATAGCTAGATTAGATCACTTTAGTTCTTCTTTAGACAACTATTATGCTACAGACGCACAACTAGATAGTGTGTCTTCATCACTTGCTTTAGAAACAGCACATCTATTAAACTTTAGTTCTTCATTTGATAATATATATGCTTCTGAAGATGAATTATATACAGCTACAGCTTCTTTAGATGCTAGAATTATAAGCTTAGAAAGTTTTAGTTCCTCTATAGATAGTGAGTATGCTACTGATGCACAGCTAGATGCAGTTTCAGCATCTTTTGCAGTCGTGACTACTGCCAATGTAGATGACATAGCAATTCTACAAACCGATGTAAGTAACAACAATGACGATATAGCTGCATTATCTGGTTCGCAACTAGGACTATTAGCAGCAACAAGTTCATACGCTTTAAAAGCTGACATTACAGGTTCATTTACAATGCTGTCTGCTTCTATAGCACAATCGTGGACAGAAAATCATAACGATATTCACGATTTAGAGCAGGATGCTTACACATTTGTACCATCAGCTTCTATTGAATTAAATTATGTTAGCAAAGCAAAATTAAGAGCTGCATTAACAGGGTCAACAAACTACAATGACTTTACAGGTTCTTTATTAGCATTACTAGCATAAAAATAATTTAAAAAAAACTAAGGGGATAGTTGCTTACTATCCCTTTTTTTATTATATTATAAGTAATATAAGACTATAGTGTCGTAGCACCACTTTAAAAACACCAATATGAGTAAAAAAGCAAATACTCTGTATAAAGATACGGAGTTTAAAAAACAAAAAGGTTCTATTGAGATCGACGGACAGAAAATACCTGATCCGAAACTTCACCAAAGAATTTCATTTTTAAAATCAGCTATTAGGCTAGGAGCATGTGCTTTTGGCTTCTTTGGTATGTTTGAATTAGGCTTTATAGGTCTATTTTTAGCAGAAATAGTTGGAATAGGGGAAGAATTAGTTTAAATTAAAGATATGGGAAAATTTCAATCAAGTAAAGTATTCGACGGGTTCTCTACTGTGTTCCGTCAATGGAAAGCAGAAGATACACATTGTAGGTTTGTTCACGGCTACGGAGTAGCATTTAAAGTATATTTTGAAGGAGAATTAGACTACAGAAACTGGGTATGGGACTTCGGAGGTATGAAAAGAGCTAAGACTAAAATAGATGGCTTATCTCCTAAGCAATGGATGGATTATATGTTCGACCATACCTTCATAGTTGCTCAGGACGACCCCTATTTAGATAAATTTCTACATATGGGATTATCAGAAGTAGCACAAATCAGAGTTATACCTGCTACCGGAGCAGAAAAATTTGCAGAATATATTTTTAATAAATTAAATGATTTTGTAGAAGAAGAAACAGAAGGTAGAGTTAAGGTGACGAAAGTAAAATTTATGGAACACGGAAAAAACGCAGCTTATTATGTCGCATAAACAATTAAAAAGAATAGAAGATTACGAAAAGAACTTACCGATTGTAGAAGTTTATACTGCAGTACAGTCAGAAGGTTCAAGAGCAGGGTACCCAACTATAGTAATTAGAACTACTGGCTGTACCCATAGATGTTACTTTGGAGAAGGAGGCTGGTGTGATAGCTGGTATACTTCAATCCATCCAGAAAAAGGTCAATTTAATTTTAACGATATTATACAAAAGTATAAAGATAACCCCCATATTAAAGAAATGATGCTAACAGGAGGTTCTCCTACAATGCATCCAGCTTTGGTAAACGAATTAACACACTTTGCAAATGAGAATAATATATTTATTACTATCGAAACTGAAGGTAGTCACTTTCTACCCACAGATTACCCTATTAATCTGCTATCTATTAGCCCTAAGTTTTCTAATTCTGTTCCAGTCATTGGCGTAGAGACTCCTCAAGGAGGGATTACTGACGAAAGAATGATAAAGCAGCATAATAAGTTTAGACTTAATTATGATGCTATAGAAGAAAGTATCAATTACCACTCTGACTATCATTTAAAACCTGTATGGGATGGTAAAGATGAAAAAGCTTTAGAGGAAATAATGACCTGTATTTACAGGTTAAAAATACCTAAAAGTAAGGTATGGTTTATGCCTGCAGGAGATTCAAGGGAAGCATTATTTAAATCTTATCCGGTATTATTTGATTGGGTTAGAGATAATGGTTATAGAATGACTTGGAGACCGCATATCATTGCTTTTGAAGATCAACGTGAAGTATAATGACTAAAGACGAAGCTTTAGAGATATTAGAAGAAGTAGAAGAAAATATTAATACATGCTGTGCTATTACTATGGAACCAGACGATGTACTAGTATTAATAGATAAACTAAAAATTTTTATAAATGAATTATAGTAATATTTTAGAAGATTTAGACCGTAAGGTGTACTTTTTAAATAGTCCTATTTGGGATTATAAACTATCTGGGAATACCTTAGAATTAATTACAATGGACTCCATACAGACCTTAGATTTGATGAACTTGGAAAATCATAGCTGTACTGTTAGGGAATTAGTAGAATATGTTAACGAAGAAGGTCTTGACTTCAAAGATATAAGAATCGTAAGTGAAGAAACAGGACAAGAAGTTGTTGACTATGCAATTAAGTATAACATAGTACATTTATCAACGTTAATATTAAAGTAAGATATGACTCCAAAAAAAGTATTCGTTACCTGGAACGATATAGACCACCAGGTAGAAAAATTAGCAAATAAAATTAAAAATGTAGATTACGTAGTAGGTATACCGAGAGGAGGTTTAGTAGTAGCAGTCATTATGTCTCATAAACTGGGGATAAAGCACATAACTATAGACCATCTAGAAAAGTTAGAGGAGTTTAACCTTAATATAGATAAGAAAAAAATATTAATAGTGGATGATATATCCGACTCTGGACAGACCCTCAAACACTTTAAGAAACAGGGATACACAACAGCTACATTAGACGTAAGAAACACTACAGTAACAAAACCAGACTTCTACTGCAATTGGTTAGAAACTACTGATTGGATCGTGTACCCATGGGAGAAAAAAGATTCAAAAACAATTCAAGATTATTTGGATTAATGAATAAAAGTTCTTATATTAAGTTATAGTAATGAGTCGTAGAACCTCAATAAAAACATAAATTATATTATGCCAAAAAAGTTTATAAAAGGAACAGAATTAGTAAAAGCCGGTTTCGCTAACGGTATTTCAACTCAATTAGCAGAAAAACAAAAGCTGGAAGGACCAGAAGCAAGACTTACTGATCATGAAAAACAAGTAATTATAGAAAGAGCAGCAAAGGCTTATGCAGAGTTCCTTACCGCTTTAGGATGTGATTATGCAGCAGATCCTAACTCTGCAGATACACCATTTAGGGTAGCTAAAGCATATGTTAACGATTTATGGGCTGGAAGATATAGCCCTTTAGATAAGATTACAGCTTTTCCTTCAGACGGGTATGACGGTATCGTACAAGAGAGTAACATACCAGTAACGTCTATGTGTTCGCATCATCATCAAGCTATTAGAGGCACAGTAAGTATTGCTTATATAGCTTCAGAAGATGGTAAGGTAGTAGGACTATCTAAACTAAATAGAATAGTAGAACAATTCGGTAGAAGAGGAGCTATTCAAGAGCAGTTAACTGTAGCTATACATAATGCAGTAGATAAGATATGTGAAGGCAATTTAGGAGTAGCAGTTCAAGTTAATGCAACTCACGCTTGTGTTTCCTGTAGAGGAGTTAAGCATGGAGGAGCATCAATGCAAACAGCTAAACTAACTGGAGCCTTTTTAGATGAACCATCAGCTAAAGCTGAGTTTTATAAGAATATAGAATTAGCAGAGAAATGCAATCATTAGAACACGATGAAAGACCTTGGGGTTGCTACGATGTACTATTAGATACTGACTTTACTAAAGTTAAACTAATCACCGTAGCTCCAGGTAAGAGATTATCCTATCAGTCTCATGAGAAGAGACAAGAGCAATGGACTCTAGTAAGTGGAGAGTTAACTGTCATTAGAGATGGTGATGAATACTCTCTAGATAATCCTGGTGAATCTATAACCATACCTTGCTGCAGTAAACATAGAGCTTGGAATAAAACTGATAAACCAGTACAATTTATAGAAGTGCAAACCGGAGATTATTTCGGAGAAGATGATATCATTAGATATCAAGACGATTGGGATCGTGGTATATACGATCATTTAGACGATTTAGTAGACAGAAAAGAAAAACAACTCATCAATAAAACAGATTGGTGGAAAAAAATGAGTAAAAATGGGTAAACAACTATCATTATTCCGAGAAACAGATTACGTACCATTTGTTTCTGAAGTAGAAGAATTTAATGCCACATTTGGCAAACCAAATAACTATGAACCGACTATACCAGAGAAGAAAGAGTGGCAGTTCGTATATGACTTTATACTCGAAGAGCTTGAAGAATATAGAGAAGCGTGTGAGAACGGAGACATCGTTGAAGTTTTGGACGCTTTGTGCGACATTGCTTATGTTTCCCTTGGGAACGGTACTATGTTACACGGCCTTAAGGATAAGATATGGCCAGCATATAAGAGGTACAGGCTTCTA